ATGGACACTAGCGAACTCGAAGAAGAAGCGAAAATCGCCGCTATTGCTAAAGAGTGGGGCGTTGATGCTGGATTGCTCGAGGAGCTTGCGGGCCAGTGGGAAATTCACGACACGACCTCAAGTGATGGTGCGACGATAGCTCATTATGTCGAGTTTGACCGTGGCGTTAAGCGCGAAATTCTCGATGCTCTGGGAGTTCCTGCAGGTCAGTATTCGCGTGAGCTTTCAACACACTTTGGTGAGGTCAATGATCGAGCCGTCCCATCGGTGGCCGACGAGAACGAAAAATTATCTAGAAAAATAGATGACTTTCTGAAGCAAGGTGAGAACGTAGACTGGATGTTGGCGTGGGTAGTCGCCCATGTGGAGATCTATGGTCTTGAGTTTGGTGCCACAGTGAATGTTGGGGGGGCAACAATTACTGGCACAGTTATTAGCGGGCGTAAATATTTTGAACGACTTCGAGCCTCGTTAGAGCGTGCGGAAACAACGAACGCTCATTTGACAGGGTTCATACCAAGCAGCCTAACCCAGTGGATAGGCCTGTACCCAGAGCCAGGCGATGATGTTGACATTTACGACATCAAACCAAATTACCTCCATTTGGATAACGCCCGATACTTGTTTGGAAACTCTCCTCTGGTTCCAAGCAACGGAATTCTCTGGCGGGGAAAAATCCGGGAAGTTGACGGATTTTCACTTGGTCAAATGCACTCCTCATCCAATTGACGACTAGCATAGAAGAGTATCTACCGTGGTCAAAAAGAGGTTTGAATTACCAGAGCTTGGTGCGTTTCAGTCCATAAAACTTGGAAAAGGCGTTCTAGGTAAGACGGCACCTCTGGTGGCCGGGATCCTTGTTCTCGCTTTGGGTACGATCGTCGTTCTACGTAATTCTGATCCTATCGTAGTTTTGGGTGTATATGGCTCCGCTTTAGTCATAGTGGTGGGATTCGTCGCTTGCGCGTTCTGGTACGGACAGAAGCACCCCGCTGAGGCGCTGCTTGAAGGAGGCGAGTTGGTGCGATACCGCGAGATAGAAATCGCGGTTGATGATGCGAAATACCTGGAGTTATCCGCGGAAGACCTGGATAAGACGCCTACAAAAACTGCGGAGATTGTAATCGCCGATAAAATGCGTGAGGCTCGTCGTAATCCCCGTACACCAAAGTAATCATAAGCCGCGCCAGCACGCCCTCAAAACTAATGTAGAACAAGTTTAGAGTCTTGTTTCACAAACCAGACCCGCCAGCCGGTTCCTTCATAGCTGCCAGCCGTCCAAAGCGGGTTAAGGATCTCGGCGGCCTTCATCGCCTCTTGAAAGCTGTCGACATGCTTGACGATAATGTCGATCAACTTGCTGATGGTCATGTCGCGCTCGACGGCGAAATCCTCGGATTCAAATCCGGCGTGAATGATTGTGTCCATGCCGTGATGCTCATCAATCGCCAAGCTGGCGTCAACCTGCAGATCTGCAGTGCGACTATACGTTGAGTATTGACTCGAGCGCGACCTATGGCAGATTCATTTTTGCTTAACTAATGGGGTAAAGCTCAAATGGCGAATAATCTGCATATTTCCTACGACTTGAATAATCCCGGACAGAACTACGAAAAAGTCATTGAGGCAATTAAAGGCCTTGGAGACTGGGCCAAAGTTCACAAATCTTTTTGGTATGTGAATTCTAATCTCACGGCCGCGCAAGCGCGCGACCGGGTTTGGGCCGCGATGGACAAAAATGACACTGTTTACGTTGTGGACGCCACGAACAATATAGCAGCTTGGAACAACCTGTCAGATGAAGTCAGCGACTTCATTAAAGATAAATGGCACAAGTAGCGCGGCTAGGGAAACTGGGAACATGACGATAGACAAACGCAAGGTGACAAAGGTCCGTCAAGATAAAGACGGAGACATAACTCACGTTTTGATCGATGGGAATACGCGCATGACGCCGCTAGATCAGGCCGTTAAGATTGCGGAGCGAGGCGGCCTTAAGGACGTCCACGCTGTGCAGGGAGAGCACAAGAAATTTCTCCGCAGCGATCCCAACGGTAAAGAGACGGACAATCTCGACAATCTTCCAAAAGCATAGTCGAGATGAGAGTCACGCCGCCTGCCTGAACCACCCGTCAAACGCGGCGGCTGTTAGCGGCAATAAGAGCAATATGACATCCGCCGACCGCTCATCGAGCAAGCCGAGATCCTCACAGCTGAAGTTCGAAAGAGGCTGCGCTTTCTTTCTGTGATAATGAGCGCGTGCGTTACATTTCCCGCTGCAGTATTTCGCGTATGGCATGGCTGAGAGAAACTCCGTGCTGCATCCCGGCGCCCGGCAGGTATGCTCGAACTGCTTCCTTTTCCCTATCGCGCTGGCACAGGCGATAGAGCAACACTGGACATCTTTCTGCGAGGGCAGAAACTCTTTCCCGCACGCCTCATTCGCGCAACGTCGTACCATGCGGGTCCGCATCGAGTCGCTTCTACATTGTTTCGAGCAGTACCGGTTTTCACGCGACTCAGCCCACACGCGGAATTCCTTGCCGCAGGATGGCAGTGCACAGGTTCGTGGCGTTGTCCTCGTCTTGGCGATGATCTTCCAGGCGTCACGGCCGTAGACATCATCGTGCACAGGCTTGTCGAAAGCCTCGTCTTGCAACGCAAGCTTAGCGCAGCGCACTGAACAATAACGATGTGGTTTCTGATCCTCGCCGATAGCATTGCCACAGCGCGCGCAAGCCTCCCGGCCCATGGCATAGTGAGCTTGGCCTTCTGCCCACGACGGTCGCGCTCCCTGTCCGAGTTTCTGGAACGCGGCTGTGATCAGGCCGGCGGACTCGTGATCGGCGTCCGCCCACCCGTGACCAACAAGACAGAGTGCGGAACGGAGGCCTGAACGTGTCGCACCCTCGCGCTCCCAAGGATTATCTCGGAAATCATCAAGCAAGTCCATCAATTGCGCCACGACATGCCGGCGACGGTCACCACTGACGATCTGTTGAGGCTTGTGCTTGTCTCGAAGACGGAAGTTTCTGGCATCGACGTAGTTCGACAAATATACCATTGAGATCACCCGAACATTGAATCTACCAACCCCGCAGTTATCGGCGCGGAGGAGATTGATGGCAGCGTTTTCACGCCCTCAGGCGCTTCGTTCTTAGGGCGGGACTGGCACTCCAGATATGTGCGATCCAATGCCCGCAAAATACCTACATGGCGCGGTTCGATCGGCCAGCGCGCCAACTGCGCATAAGCGAGAATCTCGGCGTAGCTGATCGGATTAGGACCGGCCGCGTGGTATGTACGCGACTGGTGCAGATCGACAAACCAGCGGAAGAGCAGATCGCCGCCGGCAGGAATGCGCGGCACGGTCGGTGCCTTCGCTTCCAATTGCCGTTTCAGCTCGCCGCACAGCAGCTCACGTAGGTTGCTCATCTCGGGCTACCGTTCATGTAAAGCTCGTTCTTCTGAGCGTTGTTTCGCTGCACCAACTTTATGCTCTGACTTTGCGCCTGCTGAAGGATCTGGCCAATGAGCTCCGGCGAGAGCCTGATCATGATCTCGCTCGCGCCTCCGGGCGTGGACTGACTGCCGGCGCCACTGTCGTTGACGGACACACCAAGACGACCGCTCGAGTCACGCTTAAGAGGCATGACGGCTTCCGGCCCCGCTTCCCCCATGAGGCCGGCACCCTTGGCGAAGGCGAATGTCGTTGGCTGGTTTACGATCTGGTTCGAGAAACCGTTGATGCCAGTGGCGAACGTACCGCCCTTGGCAAAGGGTCGTGTCGCTGGAGCTGGACCAGTTTTCGGCACGGCAGCAAAGCCTCCGTTGCCGCCGCCAAAAAGCCCGCTGAAGATTGAGGAAAGCAACCCGCCGCCACTACCACCGGCCGCGCCGTTCACCTTGAAGAGGGCGTCCAATACGTCGTCAATCAAGGTATCGGCGATGCGTTTCAGGCTGTTGACGGCGACGTCACTCATGGCTTCCCAGAACGATTTCCCGCTTTCGATTGCGCCGAACAGATCATCGAGTCCCGCTTTCGTGAGATCACGATAGTAGAGCGTTTGCTCGTCGGCTTTTCGCCGCGCTTCCTGTCCCTGGTAAATGGCCTCATTTAGCGAAATGATCTTGTTCCGCTCTTCATCCGTGGCGGCTGCGCCTGCCTTCCTGGAGGCCGCAGAGGCGCGTTTGGCTGCATCCGATAGGTTGACGACGCGGAGCTCCTCTTCAAGCTCGGAAATGAGCTCCTGAACGGCTTTCTGCTCACGCTCCGCCTGCGTGACCGACGCGGATCTCGACTTCTTGGCAGGCGTTTCGGGCGGCGCCTTGTAAGCCGGTGGCGTCCATCCACCTGAGGATTTCGGAACGAAGTTCATCACCTCCGGCCGGTTCTCCAACTCGCGGATCAGGGCGTTTTCCTGTTCATCGAGTTGGCGCATCTTGATTTCGTGCGTGCCTCTCGCCTTGGTGCGCTGGCGGTCATTCAGGCGGCTGTCTGCGGAGTCGATATCTGCGATCGCCTTTGCCACTTCCTGCTTCTGCCGCATCACGTCATTGATGTTTCCTTGGATTGTGGAGGAGCGTCTTTTGTCTACGGCACGCAGCGACTCCAAAAAATCCACCATGGAGTCAACGACGCTGACGATGGCTGATTTGAGGGTGTTGCCCACGGTGCTGGAGATTGCATTAAACTGGCGGTCAATCTCCTGCGCCTTCACAATGACGTCGTCGGACAGGACATGACCGAAATCGTTAGCCGCCTTGATCTGCGCGCGGATACCGGCTTCGCCCTGCTGGAGAAGCGACACCATGCGCTCGCCGCCGGTACCGCCGAAAAGCTCATCGAAGATGCGGATACCGGCGGCGGTGTCCTTCAGCATCCGGGTCCGCTCGATGAGGAGCAACATCAGTTCGGTCGGATCTTTGAGCTTTACCTTGACCTCTTCAGGGGTAAGCCCGAGCCGCTGGAACGCTTCGGCCGCACTGCCCTTGCCAGTGACGGCAAACTCATCGGCGCGCAGCTGCAATTCCTTGAGGCCATCGGTGATGGCATCCACCGGAATTCGCGCCTGCTCGGCCACATATTTCCATTCTTGAAATGCCTTGGACGACAGGCCAGCCATGCGCGCCTGATCGCCCAGTTCGGCAACCGACTCGGTAACCTTCTTCACGGAACTCAAGACACCAGCGATGCCGGCGCCGATGACGGTGCCGATCAAACCGCCGGCAAAGGCTTTACCAACGCCGCCGATCGACGTGCCGACTGTCGCCATGGCCTGATTGATCCGACTGGACGACCGCTTGGCGTGCTCCTCCATTTCCGACGTCGCGCGCTTCGAAGACTGGGACATTCGGCGGAATTCGCGCTCGGTCGTGCCGCTGGCGCGAGCCATGTTGCGTTCAAGATCTTTGATCCGCGCTTCAAGCAGGATGACAAGGCGCTCTTCATCGTCCATCACGTTCTCCTCAGGCGTAAGCCCAGTTTTCGAGATCATCCATATCGGCCGTCTCGTAAGATGAAATTCCGCTCTCACCGGCAGCGCAGCGCGCGACGGCCATGGCGGTGGCCACGGCGCCGTCGATGCGATCTTTGCTTTTCCCTTTGTGGAAAGACCGGTTCCCCGCGGTGTCGGTGCGGATCGCGATGTTATCGAAGTGCCAACGCAGGATCGGATTGCCACCGTGCTGGAATTGCCGGGCGAGTATGGAGCGCTCCAATTCGTTGATCGCCGGGGACATCGACACCCAGCCCTGCCGGAACTCGACCACCGGCAAACCCTTGTCCTGAAGGTTGTTCAGTGAGTTGCGGGCGAGATGCGGGTCAAAGGCGATTTCGCGGACGTTGAACCGTGCGCAGATTTCCTCGATCTCGGCTTCGACCGCGTGGAAATCCACGACGTTGCCATCTGTGAGAGTGATGAGGCCTTGCTCTTCCCACACGGCATAATTCACGCCGTCCTGGCCTGCCTTGCGGAGAATGTTGTCTTTCGGGAGGAAGAACCACGGATGGACGGCATAACCGCGCTCGCGGTCTCCCCAGGCGGCGACGACGGCGGTTAGGTCGCTGGTGCTGGAAAGGTCGACGCCGAGATAACATGGGGTTTGCTCGGCCTCGAAACGGTCAAGGTCAACATGGCCCTTGCCCTCGTCATAGACTGGCATGGAGACAAACGGAGACGCACTGTAATCCAGCCAGCAGTTCAGATGGAACTGCCGGAAGTTATCTCGGTCGGACGGCCGTTCCTTGGCTTCCCGGGCCATCGTGCGGAGCCCGTCAATGTCGGGATAGCCATCAGCCAATCCAGGATTGACCGCGTGCCACAAGTCTTCGTCTTCCCAGTCGTCGTCGGGGCTGGTTTCAAAGAGGACTGGCAGAAAGCTTGGATCCTCCACGGCACCAGATTGCACCTTGCGGGCATAGGTGAGCAGCTCATACGCGAGGTTTTCTTGGCCTCTGCCGCTCTGCGTGATGACGACCAAAAGAGTATTGGCGACCTTGTTCAGGCCCGTCCGGATGGCAGACCAGTTGCGCCGAGCGTTTTCGCCTTCCCAATTTATGAGTTCGTCGGCCAGGACAAAATTCGGTGTTTTGCCGAGTTTCCCTCGTCCTCCGGACGCCAATGCGCGGAATGTGGCCTTGCTCTTGATGTGCTCGAGGTAAAACAGAGACTCTGTCGGCTTCATGGCTGGCTGCAACCATTCGGTTTCGTCCACAATGCCGACTGCCTCGTCATAGGCGATGCGGGCGTCTTCTTCAGCGGAAGCGGCAACCATGGCCTGCCCACCCGGAACCCGCTCCCATCCGACGGTATGCAACAGTGCTAAGCCGGCACCCATAGTGGTCTTGCGAGCACCGCGCGGCAGGAGGATGAAGACAGTCTTTACCTGGCGGCGCTTGTTCGGGTAGCACGGGCCATAGATGCGCCTGACAATCCGTTCCCAGAACAGGGGCAGCTCGAAATCACCGCTCTCGCTTTTCGGGTGCTTCAGACGACGCAGGAAGTCCACGGCGCGCTCACCGTAGCCGAACGTGTCTTCAATTTCGCTGCCATCGAAAATCCACTCCGGACGGGTTGCGTTAAACTTCGAGGCCATCGGGTGCGCCCCCCTTCGGTTTATCCTTCGGCGTGAAACCCTGCTTCGAGCGGGCGGCGGGTGTCAGGCCGAGTTCTGCAGACAATCGGGCGACGGTCTCCATTGCTTTCGAGAGCATGCCGGCGGCCGGGTTCGGCTTGAGCATGCCGTGGGCTGTCTTCACAAGCGGGCTATGCTCATGAAGCGACTTCTGGCACTCCTGCACCATCCAGCGTGCGACTATGTAAGTTTCGAGCACGCCAAGCGCAGGCGCGGTTAGGATCTTGCGCGCGACCATGTCTGTGGCGATGACTGTCCACTCGGTGACCATACCGGGCGGGAGCGTTGCGGGCGGTTTCGGGACACCGCTTAGCCCGCCTTCGATCGCCTTCAGGTCCGCTTTACGGCCGCGCGTGCTCACGTCGAAACCTTCCGCTCGCAACGCAACTCTAGACCCACGCGGCGGCCTATCTCTTTGACCTCGCGGACGTTGAATGTTTCGCCCTCGTAGATGATCTGGCTGGATGTGGTCACGCTGGCGAAGTAGCGGGTGCGGAAGATGACGGACGTGGTATCGCTGGCGCCGTTCGTTAGGAACTCCTCAGTGCTGCTCTGGATGAGCTGGGCGCGCAAGGTGGCCACGTCTGTCCATGTCTCGATCGGCGTGCCGTACTCGTTCACGGTGTTGGTGAAGCTCTGGATGGTGATAGAGCGGTCTAGTTTTCCGGCTCTCATGATGCCTCCTGTACGAGCGCGTCGACCGTCACCACCGCATGGCTGGTCTTTCCATCCGGATCGCGTAGGAAGCGTGAGCCACGGACGCGACAATCGGCACAATGGAAGCCGGTATCGAGCTGCAAATTGGCACTGTGAATCGCTTTCCGAACTGCACCAGAGATGCGCTTGGATATCTCCGTGGAAGGCTCTTCCACCCAGATATGCAAATCCGTGTAAATCCGCGTCAGAGTGCGAGCGATGCTCTCGCCCTCATCGACCGATTGGCCTTCGCCGATGATGATCGAGGGGCGCGGGTTCGGTCGCTCGGAGCGATCGAGGATAGAAGCCGCTGGCACCAAAGCGACAACGTCACCGGATGAGGACAGCCTTGAGCGCAGGGCTTTTTGCAAGGCGAGTTCAGGGGTCATTTGCCACCCCAATTCTGCTTGACGGCCTTGCTCGCTGCCCGTTTGATGCGGCCCGTGATCTTCTTGCGTAGGAGACGAAATGCGGGCCAGAAGAACGGTTGCGCTGGGGCCTCCTGGGTTCCGTATTCCACGAGGTGAGCGTACCGAACATCCTTGTTTCCGGCCGTTACCGCGACGGCCAGCTCAGGCACCGTGACGCGGCCGCCCGGTGTGGAATATGGAGGGGTGCTCGATCCACCCGGAGTAACCTTGAGGCTTTCCTGCAGGGCGCCTGTATCCCGCGGCGCCAGGATGCGAGCGGTGACGGCCAAGTCGTTTCCGGACTTCACTAGCTCCGGCACCATCGCGGCGCGGACAGCCTTAGGGATCGCGTTCAAGCGCTGTTTGATGCGGCCGATACCGCCGTCGTCAGCCATCAGAAACTCCACTCGCGGTACTCGTTTACGATAGGCCAGACACCGAACGGCAGTTCCTGCGCACTGACTCCGACCAGCGTCGCTTCGCGATTTTCATACCAGTGAGCAGCTGTTTGGCTGACTGCCTCGACAAGCGCCGGCGGAATTGCCTCCTGACCAGGGCTGCCGAACCGTTCCTCAATCTTAAAACCGAGGAGACGCTCGACATGGTTTTGAGCCGCCGCAATTTTGCGTTCGAGCAGCGCATCGTCGTCCGTTCCGAGATCCGGAGAGATGTTCAACTGCTCTTTGATTTGCTCGAGAGTTACGATCATCGCGGCCACCTAAACTGTTTTAAAAAAGACGAGCTAATTTCAAAATTTTTCGCACGAGAGACCCGCCGCCGGTCCCCTTGAGGGGTGGAAAGTTGAAGACCACCCCCGGGTTGTGTATCGTTGCTTCAGAGGGGTGACACATGGATAAAGAAGCATTGCGTGCCTTGGTAATCGAGGCAAAAGCCAAGAGCGAAGCCACCAAGGCCTTCGATACACCTGAGAACGAGAAGCGGATGATTGATCTGCTTGCCACGCGAGGTGTCAAAGTTACCAAGCTGCGCAAGAAGAGCCCAGAGAGGTACGCCTTCACATCTGGCAATGCTCGTATTGAGCCAGTGTCGCTTCTCGATCTCAACGATATGTGCATCAAGCTCGGCCTCGTTTAAGCCTCAGCATCCACACGCACCACGTTGCTGTTGACGCCAAGTGAGGCGTTCAGCTTCATGACGCTGTTGGCTGCATCGTACTGTTCGGACTGGCTCATCACCTTTGCGACGAACAACCGCTGCGACGGCGTGCCGCCCGCTGGCGCGTCGTTCAGCACCAACTTGAATTCATAATCATGGATGGTCTTCTCGGCCGCGATGAGAGCCTGCTGACCCGGATCGGCGTAATCGATGCCCATGACGAGCTCCATCGTGCCGGCACTGCGCGGACCTTTGAGAGTGCGCGTGCGAGCTGCATCGATCGACGTGAAGTTCACGGCCTCGGACGTGTCGCCAAGCGAACCGAGAGCTTCAAGCTCCTTGATCTCCTTCCACGTCACCGCATTGGCGGCGCTGAAGTCGGCGAGCACGAAATCGGTGTTCTTCTGTTCCTTGGTCACACCGATGTAGAGCTTGGCACCGGCAGTTGCGAAGATGGTCATGTTCTGTTCCTTTCGGTGCGCCGCTCATCTGCGGCGTCGATCGCGTTGCAGCGTTGGCAGCCAGGCCGCCAATTCGATTCAACCATCCTCAAATCTGGACGGCTTCTGATGGATTTCACATGGCGGACCAGGACCGCTGGCGCGCCACACTCACAAAGGTCATTGCCGGGTCTGGCGAGATACTCTTTTGACCGCCGGGACCACTCCTTGTCGTAACCGCGGGCCGAAGCTGTGGGCCGCTTGGCGTCATGGCGGGCTTTCCGGTCCCGATTGTCGCGCGCCACGCATGGGCAGATCACCCCTGAAGGGATGGCCCGTCCGCATTTGCAGATGCTCGGCGCGCGGGTCGGCATCAAGGCAACTGGATATGCTGGTGGCCGATGAGGGCGATTGCACCCATCTGGATGGACGTCCCACCAGCCTTGGTCAGGGAGAGGCGGACGAACCGCTTCTTACCGATGTATTCCATTTGATAGGCACTCGCCGCCACCAGCGTGGCAGGAACACCGCTGATCACATCGTCGGCAGCCGCATCAGTGTAGCCGCTGCCGGAAACGTCGCTTTCCTGCACCTTCACCCCGAAATCGCCAGCGCCAGTCACGGCACCAGTGTTGAGGATGAACATGAGGCCCTGCGAGCCTTTGCGGTCGATCTCGATGCCATCGGTTGCCGCCGCCTGCGAGGCAGACGCGAGAGCCGGCTTGGCAGCGAGGTTGTGATAAAGTCCTTTACGCATGTTGTTTCTCCTTACGCCGCTGCGATCTTGAGGAACTTGATCGCGTTGAAATCACCGGCGCCGCCGCCTACACGCTTGTAGACGTCGAAGACCACACGGCCCTTCTGGGTAAGTTCATCGCGGTTGATGCGGACGCCTTGGCGATCCACGATCACGTAACCCTGGCGGAAGTCGCCAAAAGCGATAGGCGTGGTGCCTGCGCCAATGTCGGGCATGTTCTCGTCAATCTCCACGCGGTATCCCAGCAGCGGGTGCTCGACGCCTTCGATCAGGTTTCCGGTCGGTGCCCACAGGAAGCGGCCGTTTGCATCCTGAATGGTGCGAAGGCGGACGGCGGTATTCGAGTTCATGACGAACACAGCGTTGGCTTTGTAGGGGCGACGAAGTGCAGAGACGAGCTTGATCAGTGATGCCGTCAGGTTCGCATCGGTCGGTGCCGATGCATGGCCTGCCGCGATGTACTGGTGTTTGCCCCAGGCGCGTTCGAAGTCCTTTTCGGGAGCTGTGCCGTAGTCGAGGAGGCCACGCGGCTTCCCTTCGACGCCATCGCCAGTCCAGAACGCTTCGCCTTCTGTTTCATCGAAGTCATGAACCGCGTTGTTGATCAGCCAGCTCGCGATATCGGTAGCAGCGTCATCGAGCAGATGGCGGGTCGCCACCGGAGCGGCATAAAGCTCCATTACCGGATAGCTTTGCTTGATCAGGTCGGGCCGCGGCGTATCCTGCGGACGGTCATCCCGTTCTGCGACCCACCGAGCACCACGCTTGCCCATAGAGTAAAAGCGTTCGTACTTATCGGTGGAGATGCTTACGACTTCGGCCAGGCTGCGCAGAACCGAAAGATCGGTCATCAGGGTACGGATGGAGAGGTCCACAGTCGGCAGGACGAAATAGCCGCCCGATGGATCATTGTCCGAAGATGCAGCGGACTTGCTTTCGAAGGCGCCGCCGGCATCTTCGATCACGGAGGAAACGGCGTTGCGCAGATAGGAAGCGAGCGCCTTCCGTTCGATTTCAAGCTGCTCGTCACCGCTCTTCTTGCCGCCCGGGCGGTTGGCCTTGGTCTCGAGTTCAGCAATGCGGTCCGTCAGGGCCTTGATCTCGACGCCGCCTTCGACTTTTTTAAGACGGTCATCAAGCGTCTTCTGGAGGTCTTCCAGCGATTTCGTGACGATGGAAACGGGATCGTCTTCCTCGCCCTTGCGAGAGATTACTACGCTGCCGAGCGCCTGTTTCATGACATGTTGCACAGTCAGTTCCTTCCGATTTGCGCTGCGGCGCGGTTGATGGCTGCGGCGATGGAAATCGCCTGTACTGCCGACTTGGCCGAAGTCACCTTCGCGCCGGGGTGCATCGGGATTGTCACGAGTGACGCTTCCAGAAGCTCGAGAGATTTGATCAAACGGCCACCACCGGAGCGGGCGCTCGCCTGTTTTGTGATGAAGCCGATGCTGAGGCCGCGAACGGCGCCAGATTTCACCAGTGCGCGGACTTCACGAGCGCGGATGACTTCATCGACCAGAAGCTTTCCGGTGATGTGCAGGCCGTCCGATTTCTCGGTAGCGATGTCCCATGTGCCGATCGGATCGTTCATGTCATGGCCGAAGAGCATCGGGATCGGCAGCTTCACGGCTTTGAATGCACCCGGATCGATCCAGTCGCCGACGCGATCCGGAGTGCCAAACTTCCATGCGACACCACTCACGGTACCGGCATCATCGGCTATCATTTTCGTTTCGATGAAAATGCGGTCCATCATGGTCTCCGTAGCAGCGTCAAAATTCCGAAAAATAAAATCGCGAGTAGAATTGTGTGCAGAGTGTTTTCGATCATGCGGCGGCAGGACTCCGGAAATGCGCGCGGTCGCCTGCGAAGGCGTCGACTTGCTGCTGGATCCAAGCGACCTGCAGAACTTTGACGACTGCGGCGTGGCCAAACTTGGCATCGAGACCGAACTCCGGCGCGATCTCCCAAGCCAGCACGCAGCGCCCCAACGAGTTGATGCGAGCTTTTTCGCGCACCTCGAAACTGGCGCGGCCATCAACATCAGCGGCGGCGCTTAACTCATCCATCATCAAAATTCGGGATTTGTTCTGCACGGCGCTGTCTGGTCCGGCGACGAGTAAGCGCAGACCGACCTTTTCGCCTTGCCACGGGTCGATGACGTCCAGCCAGCGGCCACGATCCTGATCGGCAAGATTTGAGTGAATCTCATCAAGCGTCATCGTTCGGCTCCTTGGCGGGGTCGTCTTGATTATCGTCTTCGAGCTTCGGGCCGCCGTTGTGGCCTACGCCTGGTTGGCTCGCGCCGGTGTTCGGGTTCGCGTATTCCTCGCCGCCGGCATACGGCGGTAGGTCCAGCCACTCGCGGGCCGTGTTCGGGTTGATGACGCGGGAGGAAACAAGGCTGCTGATCGCAGTGGCGCGGGCGGTCAGGTCCACGTTTGTGAAATCGTCACGGTCAAACCGGATGGCGTATTTCTTCCTGTCCTCTTTCGAGAACAGAGCGCGGCGAAGGGCGCTTTCAAGTGCGCGCAGCCATGGCTCCAGACAGAGCTGCAGGAACTGGCGCTGCATCTCGGCCGCGTTGCTCCATGTGGCGCGGGTCATGTCACCAAGAAGGGATGCCGGGATATTGAAGGCCCGGGCAATTTCCTGAAGCTGGAATAGACGGAGCTGCTGGAACTGCGCATCCACGCTGGAAAGCGTCATCGCCTTCCATTTCGCGCCGTCCCAAAGGATTGCGGTTTTGCCGGCGTTTTCGCTGCCTTCCATGGCCGCTCGCCAGCCCGCAATCATTGATTTCGCGCCTTCAGCGCCGAGGGGCTTTTCGGATTCTATCACGCCGCCAGGTCTCGCGCCTTGTCCGAATAGCCGAGCGGCGTGGCGTTCCATGACCATGGCAACGCCTATGGCTTCCCGGCACAACGTCAGAGGAGATTTTTCGAACGGGCCGCGCAGATGGACGATGTCGGAGGATGGTTTCACAATACCGTTGATCCGGTAGCGCGGTGCTAGGCTATCGTCGGGGTAATCGACGTTAATGAAGCCCGGCCGATACCGGACTACCTCTCGGACTTCGCCGCCGACGCGGTTGACCCATGCTAGGCCACCCTGATCTCGGCACAGGGCGTCCACCACGATTGAGCGGATGAGCTCGAAGCCGCTGGTCCACTCGTTTGCTTCGTCGCGAAGCAGAGCGGCAACTGGATGGTCGGGGATCTCTGTCTCGGTGCGGTCGGAGGAAACCGCGACAACTTTCACCTTCAGCGATGCTGCGGCTTCAGAAATGGTGCGAACTGCTGCGGCAACTGCTGGCACGCGCAAGGCGGTCTCAGACGAAACCGAAATGCCGGTTGCCGTGGGGGCACCGCCGCCAAGCAGATCAAGGATTTGCTCGTCGGTCAGGGCTTTCTGGGTGCGTTTGAAGGGGTTCCAGTTCATGCACTGGAATGTGGATCACAGACCCCAGTCGGTCACTTCCCTGACTTGACGTTATATCCGCCAGAACCAGTTACTTAGTGGAAGTGTCATCAATAGTCGGAGGTAGCGGCTCCGTTTCTTCCACTTTCTTTCCCATGAACCATTTCTCGCACACCCGGAAGGCGAGGTCATGCCAACGGTTCAAGTGAGGGGTGATCCATGGGAAGTCCAGGAAACTTGCGAGTCCAAGAAAAAGCAAAAGCGATCCTACGATACTGATCCCAATCGTCGCGTTATTGCCGAAAGATGCGATGATGATATTGAACAGAATTCCAATAGAGAACGCATAGATATATCGTTCTCTATTGAAAGAGGACTTAAGACGCGAATTCTCCTGCTCGAGTATCGCAGCTTTATCGTCTAGTCTTCGGTTTGGCGGAGCAGGTTCAAATGCTTCCAGATCGCTTTGCTGCGCGCTCTTGTCTTCGATTGTATTCTGCAAGGATGTCCTCATCGGGAATGCGAATGCCTCGAACGCCAGGAGTATAGTGCTCTGCCCAAGCGCCATCATCCCAGTGGGTAATCTCCACCAAATCCCCCGCGCTATAGCGTAAGAACTTTTTACAAACGTCGTTCATGACTTTTCGACGCGGATCATCCTCGCGGAAATTTCTCGCAGTCCGGAAAACATTAGTAATGTGGTCCGATCCGAATACCTTAAGCTTATGATACAAATCCGGCTCTACAGGGCCGTAGTCCCAAGCCTCGAAATAACCGTCGAAAAGACGCTGACCGCCGGTCCTACCCATGTGAAACATTTGGGCAAGATAAAGCATCTTCTGAAGTTGTAAGTTGGTCAGTTGCCAATCAGCCTTTTCAGAGATGTATTTGCAGACGGAATCAAGCCTAGCAGCCAATTCTCACCTCCACTCTTGCGATCGTTTCGAATCGCACATGTGAATTTCTCTCACGATGCATATAATCATTAGTTACAAAATAGCGAGAGAGGTTGATTATATATGGTCGGCATTAGATAGCAGCCAAATTGTGATTTCGGTTTTCGTGCAATAATATCGACCTGCTTTTTGGCGTATTGGGCTGCTTCCTAATCTCGCGCATTTCCTAACGAAATCATCGGAAACACCCATAAATTTAGCTATTGCCGAAGCTCCCCACAGGCTCTCACTGGCGAGCGAGAACCTGAGGCTAGAGGGCGCCATTTCCATGGTTTTGTCGAAACGCGCTGCGGTAAGCGGTGGCTTCATCGCCGGGCCTCCTCCCAAGCTCGCACGGCCCCGTCACGAGCGGCGATCGCAGCCTCAAGAGTGTTGTGGCGAGACCGATGAATAACCTTCCCATCCCGGTAAAGCTGGACGCGATAACCCTGATCCGAAAAAGAGACGTTCTTCACGGCGGTCTGCGTGGCCTTGATCATCGGGCGGCGTATAGCACGCTCTTGAGCAACCCTGATATCGAGATTAGCCAGGCGAATGTCGTTCCGGTCACGGTTCCGGTTGAAGACCTCAAACCCATGAGGAATGTCGCCGTGCGCGTGGATCCATGCCAGCCGACGTGCATAGTAGTTTTCGCTGAACATGCGGATGACATATCCGTGCGAGCTCTTGCATCCGGCTATTGCACCGATTTGCATGTTGTTTGAGGGGCGAACGCGCCAGCGGAAAATACCCGTTTTCGGATCGAAGTCCAATCGAGCGCGAATAACGTGAGCGGGGAGGTCTATCACCGGGTTCTTCTGTGTTTTCGAAATGTCTGCCATCTGGTTTCACCTCTGATTTCCCATAGCTTCGCCCTTTTCCACTTTGGAGATAGGCAGCGCCTTTCTTCCAACCCCCCGACTAGAAGGACCCTTTGCAGAGCGTGTACTCAGTGCCTTTTCTTCCCCGCAGAGAAGCCAAAGTGTTGTCCCCACTCCGTCCACCGGTGCTTTTTTCGGCTGCACCACAAAATCGGTTCGGTCAGGTCGTCATCCCGATGACAAAACGTTCTGCTTATCGCCTGCCGGGGGCTGCCCGGCGCTCCAAAGTCGAGGTCGTCAGGGCGCGACGTTGCCTCTGTTTTTTTCCCGAAACCGTCGGGCGCGGCATGCGTATGTCCATTCATCGACACCAAAGGTGCTAGGCAGGGTCAAGGACGTTGGAAGACCGCCTAAATACAGATCGCTAGCGTCATAGCGGGAGCCTCCGAGCAGACCCATGGCGCTATAAAATCCGTATTATTGTGTTGATTTTGTTTGTGTTTTTGGTAAAATAATCAAGAAGGCTTCCGCAGAAGCTTTGCAGTCCGCGCCGCTCTTGGTCTCGTCAACCAGAGCGGCGTTTTCGTAACCGGACGTCATTTAGGCGCCTTGGCGTTGCGGGCCTCGATCTTAGAAGCCAGCCAGGCTTCGACTTCTTTTTTGACGAAAGCGATGCGACGTCCGTCGACGGCAACGGCGGCGGGGAATCGGCCGCCGGCACGGGCCTTGTTCACGCCGGTGCGGCTGAGCGAAGTCAATTGGCAGACTTGCTTGAGGCTCAGTAACTGAATTTGAGAAGTTGTCATAAAAGCCATCCTTGTTAATTGAGATGGCGTTTTATTAATCGCAACAAAACTTACATGGCAACAAGCACAGACCTACAATACGTTGCGTATTGAACACCCGTGAACGCCCTGGGATTAAAACGATATACGCTTCGTATCGAGGAAATATTGGAAATAATACGGCAAACCGGAAAGCTGAATTAAGATATCAGGAGTTCTTATGTGTTAATTTGGAAAATTATTTCATCTTTTCACTGACAGTACCGAACGGAACTACGTTGGCCGCGGGCTTGGCAGTCGCGAAATTTGACCAAGCGGCCATAAGCGCGCGGCGCTTCTCAATGGCGTCAGAACGACGGTAGGCGCGCTCGGCCTCGTCACCGACGACATGCGCCATGGCGGCTTCAATGACTTCGCGCTGAAAGGTTGATCGATCGCCAGCCCAGTCTCGGAAGGCGCTGCGGAAGCCGTGGACGGTGGCTCGGTCAGCATAATTAAGCGTCCGAAGCACTTTCTGCATGCTCATGTTCGACAAGCCGCTATTTTCCTTCGTGCCCGGAAAAACGAAGTCATTCATTCGCACGCTCTTCATACCCTCTAAAACTGCGAGAGCTTGCTTGCTGAGCGGAACCCGGTGTTCGCGCTTGGCCTTCATGCGGAGGGCAGGGACAGTCCAGATACCAGCGTCCGTATCAATCTCGTCCCATGTTGCACCGAGAACCTCACCCGTGCGAGCTGCAGTGAGAATAAGGAACTCGAGTGCGCGTGCACCAAAGCCACCAACGGATTTCAGTTCCTGGCAGAAGGTCGGCATCTCTATGTAAGGCAAGGCCGCATGGTGCCCTCGCTTGAGCTTCTCATCGACAGGGGGGAGGAGGTGTTCGAGATGTCCCTTCCAGCGTGCTGGATTTTCCCCGTCTCTCCAACCCGCCACTCTCGAGTAATCCAGCACCCTTTCGATTCGCCCGCGTAGTCTCGAAGCGGTCTCGTTCTTTTCCTTCCAAACTGGCAAGACCACAGCGACGACATCGTCAGTGTCAATTGAAGAGACCGGCATCTTAAGGAGGCGCTTACAATATGCATCCCCCAACGTCATGACCCACTGAGCCTTGTGCTTGTCGTTTCTCCATTTATCTGACCGGGTAGCGAGGAACGCCGTGACGGCCTCTTCAAAAGTCGTCGGCTTTTTTCGTGCTTTCCTAGACTCAGTCTCGGTGAAAGGGTCACCGCCCGCTCCCAGTATCTCGCGGATCTCGTCAGCCTTTGCGCGAGCGCTGGCGAGGGACACTTGGCCGGTACCGCTTCCGAATGAACCGAGACCGAGCTCCCGGCGTTTGCCAGCCCGAATATAAACAAAGCTCCAGGTCTTACCCCCACCTTTGCGGACGACGAGATAAAGACCGTCGCCGTCGCTAAGCCGACAAGGGTCTTTCGCGGCCTTTATTTGGGTCGTATTCAGCTTATTACGCGCCATCGGTCCTAATTCTGGTCCTAAGTTCTATGGGTGTCACAAGGGGCATTTGAGACGTCATAGGCATATAAGAAATGAAAAAGCGCAATAAAAGCAATGAGGGTTTGCCGCATAAGTTATGGAAGCCATCATCGCGGCGGCCATCCTCTCCGCCATTTCGGCACGAAGCCTGAAATTATAAATCTCCCTAAACAGCTACTTCTTCCAAGCAGACACCCAAAGCACGCGTTTCCGCATGCCAGTTCGTTCTTCAGCGCGTTTCGCGAAACGCCGGCCCCCTGCGATAAACCGCAGGATAGTGGAGAGAGCTAATGGGCCGACTCGTTCTGCCCCTCGTTTCTTGCAGGCAGTTATAAAGCACTCTGTACCTAAGTGGCACACACTCGTATTCCGCGCCGTTTTCGCGACTCGTCCCGTAACGCTTGCTGACGCAATCGGCCAAAGAATTGAAGTGCCGGAGCCTGCGAGCCGAATCGTCGATGGGGAATCGGTGGCGAACCGCTCGGGTTTCACTGTTGTTTCTCTGTGCGCACCGGGGCGCCATACTAAGGGTGGCGCCGGAGCGGGGCAAAAGTTTCCGTCGCCCTTCCCCTGCGGGGCAAGGGATCTCCGAAAAGGCCTATAGTTTAGAAAGACCTTGTTAACCGCGCTAACTAACGGATTTTCAAGTCATTTCTTAACGCATGGTAAAGCCGCCTGTGGGCCGTGTGCCCACTGTGTGCTGTTTCCGCAACAAACCGAAATGAAGCATGTACGTAAATGCGCTTTATCGGATGTTGGCGATTGCAAGCGGCGAAACCTTTTGTATTTTCACGACCAGAAGCGAGGCGGTGGATCGTTTGGCTTCTAAGAACACGGGAATGGGGCAGGGAATGCTGTCCTTCGGCAAAAGTACCCAGACCCACTTAAAAACTTTGACTGGAGGTCAATCATGAACATCAAGAGCCTTCTCATCGGCTCCGCTGCGGCTCTCGCAGCAGTATCCGGCGCTCACGCTGCCGACGCTATCGTCGCTGCTGAGCCTGAGCCCCTGGAATACGTTCGCGTTTGCGACGCTTTCGGCACC